CAGATGCTATCCACGGACCTACATTTTTAGGTACTCCTTCATTTTACATATCAGGATCAGCATCTGCCACAGATCATTTTATATCTGCATCTAACTTTAGCCTTAAAGGTAACGGTGACATTACAGGATCAGCAGTACTATTTTCCGGAGGTAAAATAGCCGGATGGGAAATTACCAATACTCAAATAAGAAAATCTACTAATGTTGTACTAGATGCGAATGCAGGTAGTGTAACTATAAACGATAGCACTTTCGGTAATAAAGGTATTCAGTTAGAATATAACGAAGGTACACCTAGATTTTATTCTGGGGATGGGACAGGAAGTTTTGTAAAATTTGACGGAACAGATGTTGCTATAGCGACAAGACTATTAGAAATTTCTGCTTCTGATATAGAGATATCTTCTACAGAAGCTTCAATGTCTTTAGGAGGAGGTGATATAAAGCTTCTAGGTTCAGATGCTACAATAGAAGTAGGTTCAATAAATAAAGTTAAATTAGTAGGAACTTCCACAGATGCGTTTATAGTAGCAGGAGATAAAACAGGCTTTGCTAGCAATGATGCCGGTATTATAATGGGTACCGATTCAACAGTTGCTACACTGGATCTTACTAAAGATGCTAGTAACTACTTTAGGTTTAACACAACAAGTGGTGTTGATATTAAGACAGATAGTTTTAAGTTAGACACGACTTATTTCGATATAGATACAAGTACTCAAAGATTAAATATATTCGATACAGGATCAAAGGAAATAATTAGATTAGGAGAAATCTCTGACGATGCTTCTGACCTGTACGGTATTAAAATATTCGACGGATCAGGAACAGGAAGTGCTGAAACAATTGCAATGTTCGGCCAACAAGGTAATAAAATTGCCGGATGGGAAGTAACAGACTCACAAATAAGAACTATACCCGCTGCAGGATTTGGAGAACAATACGCAGAAAACGAAGTAGGTCTAGTTATACATTCCTCAGGTAAGTTAGAATCTTCTAATTTTGCTACTAACCTAAAAGGTTGGAGAATCGATACCCTAGGTAATGGGTCTGCTGAGTTTGAAAATATGAGAATACGTGGTACATTAAAGACCACTGTATTTGAAAAAGAATCTGTAAACGTAGTAGGGGGTCAACTTATGGTAGCTAACTCTACTACAATAGAACCTCTAGTAAACGAATCAGGAGTAGTAATAGCAGGATCAGCTTCTTACGATGAAAACGCAGTTACTTTTTCTGTAGCAAATGTTTCTGGATTTGAAGAAGGTGAAATACTAAAAATTAAATCAGTTGATGACACAGGATTCTCAGTTGAGTATCTATATGTATCAGGTTCAAAAAGGTATTCGCAAGATAGTAGCTTAGTCTATAACACAGGTTCTATTGACCCTGATGGTTTATTTGGAGAACTATATGTAGAGAGATCTTACGGAGGTATAATAAATGTATCTTCTTCGATAGCAACATTAGGTGAAGATATAGATAATATAGAAACTACATTTGATGTCAGCGATGGAAGCGGAATACTTCCTCAAAGTATTATCAAAGTAGGAGAAGAGAGATTTAAAGTAACCGGGATTGACTCTAATACATTAACCGTAATTAGAGATTACCACGATACTGTAGCAGACTCCCACAGCAATGGAACAACAGTATTTTTAATAGATACAGATAAAGAGTTCTTAGCAGGATTAGTTTCAACAGCTAAACCGTATAATGCTGGACAGGTACTAGTCTCTACCGGGGTTTACAATACGCAAAAAGATATATCCTCAGGTTACATTTTAATGAATGCAAATCCTAGAGACGTTTCTACTCCTTATATGGACATAGTAGAAAGAACAGGCTCAGGGGTATATGATTTGCAACTAAGGTCTAGGTTAGGAGATTTATCCGGATTATCATCAGCATACCTATACGGAAACGATGAACCAGGTTTTGGATTATATACTGAAAATGGTTTCTTTAGAGGAGCAATAACAGCACAAACAGGATCTATTGCTGGTATACTACATGTAGCAACAGTAGCAGGAGGACTTGAAACAGGTCAAAAGATATCTATCGGTAGAGATGTATCAGGAACTAATGATGGAATATATGTTAACAATAATAATTACTGGTACACAGACGGTGCTTGGAAAGTAGGCGGTAGTAACAACTTTATATCGTTAGATAACTTTACAGATGGTAATTTAGTAATTAGTACTGAAACCTTTAGCTTAGATACTCCTAATATGATTATTTCAAGCTCACTTAATAGCGGATCAATTGCTATGGGTGTAAGTGCTAGTGCAATAACAGAGACAGCTGAAACCGGAATATATTTAGACGGTTTAGGTAAGTTTAGAGTTGGTACAGGTACATCAGGAAATAATTACATATACTGGGATGGTACTACACTTAACATTAAAGGTTCAGTAGATATCACAGGAGGAACTGGTGCTACTACAGCTTATGTAGATCAAGCAGAAACAGATGCAGTATCTAGTGCAGAAACATTTACTAATTCAGCAACTGCATCTCTTGCAGGAATAGTAGAAGGAGTTACTGATACATTAGACGGTAAAATATTTACAGATAGTGCCGGTAGAGCAGTTAGACCACCAACAGCATCAGCTGAAGGATTATATCTAGCATCTACTAACTTAGGGTTCTATAAGGATGGTGAATGGAAAACCTACATGGACAACCAAGGAGATTTCTTCTTAACAGGATCAGCAGGTAATAAACTAGCTTGGGACTCTTCAACAGGTAATTTAGAAATTAAAGGTTCGATAACCATTACAGGCGGAAATGCAGCAACACAAGATTTTGCATCTTCAAGTGCAGCAACAGCAGAATCAGCTTCATTAGCTGCTTTAACTAATGTATCATCTTCTTTAGCAACAGATTTAAGTGGATCTACATTTACATTAACTAGTGCAATAGAATCTGCTGAATTAATAGCAAATAGTAAAGCAGCTATATTTAAACAAGCAACTCCTCCAACAGCAACCGCTATTGGGGATATGTGGATAGAAACAGATGAAGGTAATAGAGTAAGAATATGGGACGGTACAACATGGGCAACTAGTCCTGATAGTACCTTTGATCAAACAGCGCTAATAAATGCAACATCAGCATCTCTATCTTCTTCTATAGCATTAGACGTATTTACAGATTCTTCTGGTAAGTTAGTTAAAACACCTTCAACCTCTTCAGCAGGTTTATACTTAGGAGATACCAATTTAGGGTTCTACTCAGGAAGTGAATGGAAGACTTACATGGCTAATAATGGTAATTTTTATCTAACAGGAAGTGATACTAATTACCTATTCTGGGACGGTACTAGTTTAAATATAGCAGGTGCAATAAATATTACAGGAGGTAACGCTACTACAACAGATGACCTAAACTCAGCGGTAACCGAATCAAAAAATCATGCAGACAGTGCAGCATCAACAGCACAAACCAATGCAAATAATTATACGAACTCAGCAACCAGTTCATTATCTGGTTCTATAGCAGGAGCTATAAATACAGTTTCTGGAGCATTAGCAGAAAATATACAATCCGGTTCAGACCTTAATACAGCAATATCAGCATCTCAAGCGTTAGTCAACGAAGGACTTCAAGGAGTAGTTGATGGTAAGAATTCAATCTTTAGACAAGCAGATGCTCCTACCGCAACAGCTGTTGGAGACACTTGGATAGAAACAGATGAAGGTAATAGAATAAGAATTTGGACTGGTACACAATGGGAAATATCATCTGATAACACATACGACCAAACTGGCTTAATATCATCAACATCAGCATCAGTAGCTTTAGATATATTTACAGACAGTACAGGTAAAATACAAAAACCAGCAACCTTATCTGGCGAAGGTTTATTTATGGATTCTACCAACCTAGGTTATTACTCAGGAAGTGAATGGAAGACATACATGGCTAATAACGGTAACTTTTATTTAACTGGAAGTGAAACTAATTATTTAGCATGGGACGGATCTTCGTTAACTATCTCCGGTAATATAAATGTAGTAGGAGGAAATGCAACAACTCATGCAGAGCTAGATACCGCTACCGGATCTTTAGAAACATTTGCCACAACCGCAGCAAGCGAAGTATCTTCTAGTTTAACCGGATCTATCGATAATGCACAAGAAACTGCAACCATAGCATCAGGAACAGCAACATCTGCAGCACAAGCAGCAGTAACCGCTAGTGCAGAAGCATTAGCTGCCCAAGCAGCAGCGGCAACAGCAATAAGTAGATCGGTAGATGCAGACGGAAAAATAAGCTTTAACCCAGCTCCTTTAGGAGAAGGTTTATATATGAATGCTGATAACTTAGGATTTTATTCCGGAAGTGAATGGAAAACATATATGTCAGCATCAGGAGACTTTTATCTGTCTGGAGACGGTGATAACGGTCTTTCTTGGGATGGAGAGGATTTATCCGTAGACGGTACTATTGTAGCTAGAGCTGGTGAAATAGGTGGCATTACATTAGAAAGTAATAAACTATATAATGGAACAGGTACTCACGGTAATTCCAATACAGGTTTCTATATAGATTCTGCTAGTAAATTCTCATTAGGAGATAAGTTAGTCTGGGATGGTACAAACCTATCAATTGCAGGAAGTATAACTATTACTAACGCTACATATGCAACACAAACATCTGTCGACGCAGCAACCGGTTCATTAGAAACTAGTATAAGTAATACGGCAGCAACTGCTAGTGCAGAAGCAAGCGCAGCACAAACTGCAGCAGAAACAACTGCTAATAGCGCATTAACATCCGCTACAGGTTCACTAGAGACTAGCATAAGTAATACTGCAGCAACTGCTAGTGCAGAAGCAGCAGCAGCACAATCCGCAGCAGAATCATACACAGATAATAATGCAGTAGCTAATGGAGACACTGGCTCTATGTTAGACCCCTACACCACACATGCAGCAACTAGTTCACTAGTAAATCCTAGTTCTTATTCATTTGGAGGAAGCGGGTTTACTTTAGATGCTGTACCTTCACCATCTGCAGGTCTACATTTAGGATCAGACAAGTTAGGGTATCATAATGGAAGTAGTTGGTTAACCTATATAGATTCAAGCGGAAACTTCTTATTGAGCGGTAGTGGAGATGATTCATTATCATGGAATGGAGAAGAATTGAGAATAGGAAACAGAGGAGTAGGTCCAACAGTAACATATCAATTTAGTGGATCCTTAGATACTAATATTTTTGATAGTAGTATTACAACAACAGATACTTATATCACCCCAGTACTCGGTAATCGTTTTCTAAATAACGCATCCGGATGGGATGAAGGGTTCCACACAAAAGCAGTTTTTGATAGAAACGATGGACCTACTTTTGAATGGGACGTTGTAGTGGGGGCTCAGAATCCTGCTACTATGATTGGGCTATTTAAAGAAACCCCAACTACCTATCACTTTGATCAACAACACCATACCTTCTACTTACAGAGTAGAGATATATCAATTAGAGAAAACGGAATTCAGATCGACGCAGGTCTGTCAAATGATTGGGTAGATGATGCTGATTTTTCTGAAAACCAGACATATAGATTAAGAATAACTCTTTTAGCAGCTGGAGCTAGATATGAAATTTATAGAAATGGAGACTTTACTGTCCCTGCATACGTTTACTCTTCTACTACCCTCACAGACCAATATCTAAGACCTGGTGCTTCAATACATTACAGTACCGCTGGTTTAGTTTTTAGAGGTTTAGCAGCAGGTACACAACTAGGAGCATCTACTAAAATATCAGGTAATACAATTAAAACTGGTAAGATATTATCAAGTAACCACTCTGGTACATCAAACGGATCCGCAATGTCATCAGCAGGTATGGCTATTGATTTAGATAACGGGGCAATATCTGCCAAAAACTTTAGGATAGCTTCCGATGGATCAGCTGTATTCTCAGGTACTATGCAAATAGGAGGAACAGATCTAACTTCAAATAACACATTAAATTCTAATACAACTGCTACAGATGTAGGATTAAATAATGTAAATAATACAAGTGATGCCACAGTTCTTTCAGCAGCGGAAGCAACCGCACAAGGTCTTTCACCTATACTTTATACCTTTGACGATGATGAAGGTATAAATACAAGTACCAATGAAGCAGGAGCAGATTCATTTACATTTAGTTCTACTAGAGCAGGAACAGCAAGACTTTCTTTAACTATAACAGATGCCGAAGCAACTGGTAACTACCCAGGCCCTTATGCAGGTATTCAAGCTTCCTTCAATGGTACAGCTTTTACCACTAAATTAAGCGGAACAGACAATGCTACAGTCGTGTATGAACAAGTAGTACAGGTTGTATCCGGTACAAATACACTTAAAGTATGGTCCTCTAATGGAGATGGAGGAACTATAAGAAGAGTAGAGGTACTATACACACAGACAGAAGATTCAACTGCTGGTTCAGTAGGTGGGTGGACTATCGACCAATTTGCAATCTTCTCAGGTACCAAAGATACCGACGGATATACAACTGGAGGAATTACTCTTAACAGTCAAGGTTCTATTCACTCTAAAAAGTTCTATATAGATACATCTGGTAATGCATTCTTTAAAGGTGATATTACAGGAGCAAGCGGAACATTTTCTGGGACTCTGCAAATAGGAGGAACAGATTTAACTTCAAATAACACTTTAAACGCTAACACAACTGCAGATGATGTAGATTTAGGAAATGTAGATAACGATTCAACAGCAACCATAAGAGCTACAGGATCAGCAACATCCGGAACCGTAGGAGGATGGACTATCAATAGTACTAATATATTCTCTGGAACAGCAGACTCTAATGGGTACACAACAGATGGAATAACATTGCATAGTGGAGGTTCTATTCATTCTCCAAACTTTTATATAGATACATCTGGTAATGCTAAATTTAGAGGAGATCTAGAAGCAGCAGGAGGTACATTTGCAGGTAGTTTAAGAGTAGGAACAACTAATACAGCAGTAAGCACTGTTATATCAGGAGCAGCAGATGGTTCTACTGCGCTACAAGATGGAGAAGCAGCAACAGATGTTAACAACAACACAACAACCATATCCGGTAATAAGATTAGAGCAGGTGCTTTATTAGCAAACAATCATTCAGGAACCTCAAATGGATCTAATTTCAGTGAAGCAGGAATAGCGATAGACTTAGTTAATGGAGGTATATCAGCACCTAACTTCTTTATATCAAGTTCTGGGGCAGCAGTTTTCGGAGGAGTAGTTAACGCTACTGCAGGTATTACAGGTAGTATAATTAAAGGAGCAGAAATACAAGGAGGTACCCTAACAGGAGGAATTGTAAACGGAGGATCCATAAATGTACCAGATGCAATTGATCCTCAATTCTCAGTATCGGCAGATGGATTTATGACAGCATCCGATGCTCAAATTTCTGGTGAAATAACAGCAACAGCTGGACAGATTGGAGATTGGATAATTGACCCAATTACTAAAGCGTTAAGAGATGATAATAGTGAGATAGTCTTTTCACCTGACCCTGCTGAGATTCAAATGTTTAGTGGAGCCGATAAAAAAGTTATTATAGCACCAAGTCTTAACTTAACCTCTACTGCTGGTGGAGCAGCTAGTGTAAGTACATTAGGAGCACCTGCTGTACCTAGTATTACCGCAGTAAGTTATTACTACCCAGTAACTAATACGACTTTTGGATCAGTCTCTGCTAATATACCTAACTCCACCTCAGGTGATAAAGAAGTAACTCTTACTGTACCAACATGGCAAGTAGAATCTCCAGGAGCTAACCAAACTGTTACTGTAGCTTACCCAGATTACCTTGGAACTTATGAAAACCAAAAACATGGTTTTGGATCAGGTAATAGAAAAATTAATCGTGCATCTATATTTCTATATGCAGTAGCAAGTTCTAATACAAATACTGTATTAGGACAAGTACAACTAGGAACTTCAACTGTACAATCTGGACACGACAGTTATACATACTACAATGCATCCGGATCAGATGCTACATCAGATGGACCTTTCTTAGAAGGAATCACCTCAGTAACTGGTGATGCAGAAATTAGTTTAGCCGATGGTAGTATTAAATTAGCTAAAAATATTAGCGAAGAAGATACATTAAAGGTATACGATTGGGTGGACGGTAGTAATATTATTAGTTCTGGGTCAATATCTAAAGTAGTTTCTACTAACGTAAATCACTACTATCGAGTTAAAACAAACAGTACAGAAGTAAAGGTAAGTGATACTCACGGATTCTGGATAGACGGTAATAAAGAAATAAAAGTAACAAGTTTAGTTGCTCAAGAGAGTAAAATTTATATAGTTCAAAACGAAAGTATAGTACTTGAAACTGTTGAAGAAGTAGAATTAATTAGAGAAGAAATTGAGGTATTTACTTTTAAAGTACCTAAATATAATAACTATATTTCTAATAACATTCTCTCTCACAACCCATCTTACGGTACCGATTATGCCTGGGAAACAGTAACTGCCCCTGCAAAAAATGGTATCACATCCTATAGCGGACTCAGTGCTGGATCAAAAACAATTAATATCAACGTAAGTCAAGCAGTAGACTTTAAACTGAGATATGTTGTCTCCTTTACTGCTCAAGCAGGTAATAACAAAGCATATAGCGCAGGAGGATCAGCAGCAGTAACAACAACTGCACAAACCAACAACGGCTTTTATCCAAATGTAGCCCCATCTTATGACGGAACAGTAGAAGTATCTGTTCCTACTAACTTTGTAGAAATAAAAGCCGAGGGTATACAGATTGTATCTGATGCTACACAGTATGTAAGAATGCCTCGTTTAGCTCAAGGAGCATCCTCTTCATCTACAATATTTGAAGCAAAAGGTGGTACAGTAGTTACAGATGCATTAAAACCTAGTTCTAATGGAGGTCATAATTTAGGTACATCTAGTAGAAGATGGAATTATTTATACAGTGAAGGCGGTAGTTTTTCTGGAGCAGTAGCAACAGGAGCCTTGACCGTTACAGGAGCAATAACTGCAACTGGAAACATTACAGCATTTAATTCTTCAGATAAAAGATTAAAAAGTAATATTGTTACTTTAGATGGTGCTTTAGAAAAAGTACTTAAACTTAGAGGTACAAGTTTTGATTGGAAAGAAGGTAAGGAAGACATACATCCTTATAAAGGAAACGATATAGGATTTATTGCTCAAGAGTTAAAAGAAGTTATACCTGAAGTAGTAGGAGAGATGCATGGAGGATTTTATGGAGTAAAGTATGATAAATTAACACCTTTATTAGTTGAAGCAATAAAAGAACTAAAAGCGGAAATAGATATACTTAAGTCTAACTCATGTAAATGTAAAAGATAATGGCAATACAATCATCAGGAGCAATATCATTTGCTGATTTAAATACCGAAATAGGTAATACATCGACAACCACTATATCTTTAGGAGGAGCAGCAACCTCATTCGGCATAGACACTGATGAAACAAATTGGAGTGATTCAGTCGCCGGTATTGGTATAGATGAATTTTACGGTTTAGATATTACTGTAAATTACGGCGGCAGCAACAGCGGTGGTACCACTTAGGTAACATAAAAATTAGTTTTAATGAAATATTTATATAGTTTAGGTACATATGAACACTATAAACCGTTCTCTTTACCAACACTTGAGTTACTTCTCAAATGGGCTAAGGAATGGTTAGACACGTACAATACCTCAGACTATAAGGTAGTACTTGTAGGAGGAACAGCAGAAAAACTTTTCGGAAAAGGTTTAAATAAAACTTTAGATATAGATATAATTCTTATGAACGAAATCAAAGATCCACAAGTGTTATTTAATATGTTAGAAGGAGCAATAAAAATAGGATATAAACATAATGTTCTTGTAGATATATTCCATGCTACTGAATTAAGTAAGAATGATAAATTTAGACCGTATATACAGACTAGATGTTACAGTACACTTACTAAGTTAGATAGTAGAGGTAGTAAAAAAATCATCGACTTAGGGAGTCACCAAATAATAAAAAGATACGATTGCGGTCTTATATCATTTCATAGAGATGTTCCTACAAGGTCATATATGAAGACGCTAGATAGAGTAAGTCAAGGTATTTACCAAAACTTAAAAATAGATTTAAAAGAGACGATAGGATGGAAGTAGTATGGGTATACGATAATATCAAACAAAATAAACACTTTTATAGTAAGTTTAACATTTTAATGCTGATAGCCTCAGTATCTTTATGGCGTAAGTACCACCCTCAACATAAAACAGTTATATATGTAGACGATATGACAAATGATCTATTTTCAGAACTAGGTATAAAAGAAATCTGGCATTCAGTAAGAAAATTAGAATATCCAGAGAGGATAAATAAAAGTATATTTTGGTCAGGATGTAAAACGAAAATTATAAGTGAAACAGATATCCCGATATTATTGGTAGACCACGATTTTTTAATCTTTACTAACATAGATGAACATTTAAATGGTAGTATAATATGTAGCTATGATGAACTAACTACTAATTGGTACCCACATCAAAATGATATTTGGAATAAAAAACTTACAACCCCTATAGAACATATAACAAATAGAGCAAGTAATGTAAGTCTATTTTATTTACCAAATCCTGAGTTTGCAAATCGATACGGTAAGCAGACACTAATTAACCATGAGGAATTCAGTAGTATGAAAGAGAAAGATATGACAGCAAATCATATGATATATTCTGAACAATTTATGCTGAGACAGTGGATTGAAAAAGAAAGTATAGATTATAAAACTCTCTCTAAAAACATATGGGACTGTAAAGAAGTTAAACCAACTTCCACCCTTTGGGAACATGGAATTTGGGGAGATCGAGAGTCTGTTAGGAACTATAAGCATTATGGAATGGAAAAACGTTATATATTAGATGATAGGTTAAATTACGGATATGATCAAACTATGCACTATTTATATAGGTGTACTAATGCTGGAAGGTTATTAGATATAGCTACACTAAAAACTAATTTAAAAACTATAGAAAATAGGTAATGGGATTTAAAGTTAAAAGAACAGTAGAAGTACAGGGTACAGGAACACTACAGGAATTTTATGTAAGAGTAGATAAGTATACAGTCTATAAAAATAGAAGCTGTATGACTATACTTACCGGACACTTTACTTCTCCCGAAGGAGCACAATCAGCATCTGGAGAGTTCTTTAATGATGAACACGACTATACCCACCAAATACCTACTTCTATGTCTATTGATGGAACTCAAATAAACTATAACCCTAGATTAGAAGTAGAACTATTTACTACTGTAGAAAACTGTGAACCCTATGTTTCAAGTTCTATACTAAGAGAAGTAGTAGATTATATAGACTTCAACGAAGACGGAGAAGAAGTAACAAAACAAAGAACAACATACTCAGTAGTGGAAACAGAAAGTACAACTAAACTCCGAAAAGATCTAAATAATATCACAGGAAGTCTCTACACTTTTGCATACGATAGACTAAAAGAAAAGTATCAACAGGATTTTAATCCATGTGTTATTGAAGATATACTTTAGTTGTTTTTCTGATTATTAATTCTTAAATTAAGAGAATGATGGTAACAGTACCCAGTTGGACCTATGAAGGTCGCCTTGTAACACAAATAGAAGATATGCCGAAAGGCACTTACGGATTTATATATGAAACAAGACATATACCTAGCGGTAAAAAATACCTAGGTAAAAAAGTACTTTATTTTGAACGAAATAAAAGACTAGGAAAAAAAGCACTAGAAAAACTCAGGTTAGAGAGAAAAGCTAAAGGTATAGGAGGTAGAACACCCTTAAAGCAAAAAATAATAACAGAGTCTGATTGGGAGGATTATTACGGGTCTCATAAAGATATATTGAGATTAGTAAAAGAAGGTGCTCCAAAAGATTTTGAACGTAGAATACTATGCTATGTACCGAATAAGAAGCTTTTAACATATTTTGAATGTAAATACCTATTTATAAATGAAGTACTAGAGAACAGAGACAACTACATTAATGATAACGTCTTAGGGAAGTTCTATAGAAAAGATTTCGAAATATGAAGTTAAGAGATATTCTACTAAAAGAAGGAAATGAATCTTGCCCAGCAGCAACTCAAGACCTGATGTTAAATACTAAAAATAGAGATGCTTCTATAAAAGCAACTCATATTCAATATGGTCCATTAAATGTAAGTAAACCCGGTACTTATTGGAAAGATATAGCAAAATACTGGAATACTACAGAAGATGCAGCAAAAGATACAAACTGTAGCAACTGTGTAGCATTTGATATCTCACCAAGGATGGATGAATGTATGCCTGGAGTTACATCTGATGAAGATGGACGGTTAGGTTACTGTTGGATGCACCATTTTAAATGCCACTCAGCAAGAAGCTGTAGAACTTGGGCTAAAGGAGGACCAATAAAAAAAGACTCTATATCACAAGACTGGCAAGAACGAAACGATAATAAGTAATATTATGATACAATTACAAGAAATAGTAGGACTACCATCTCTACAGTACCATTTAGATAACAACCTCTCATTACACGAGAATGTCTACCGTTATAACTCTGAAGCCTTTATACAATTGTTTACTGAGGCAAGACAAGCCCTTAGAGACGGTAAAATAAAACTTAACGAAGAAGATACAGTTCTACTAGAAACAACAGATATCGGACTTCATGGAGAATACAATGGCATGAAAGTCCCATTAGACCTACCAATGGTATCATCAGGATACAATGCAATCTTCGAAATAGGGAATGTTATTGATGAAATGATAGAAAACGAAGAAATGATAGATGAAGCTTTATCCATAGACGAAATGATAGATTTCGATATGATTAAAGAATTAGTAGAGTCTATTGGAGGAGTTATAGATATGGATAAATTTAAAAAAGCAGTAAGTATTCAAAATGAAACTTACGATTATAATGGATTTGACATGTTAAAAGCCTCAGTTAAATATATACCTGAAGCAGAATATAAAGGAAAAAAAGTTGCCCTTAACAAACCAAAACGTGGAGGATCTAAAAAATTCTACGTTTATGTTAAATCGAAGAAAGGTAATGTAAAAAAGGTATCTTTTGGAGATACTGGATTATCTGTTAAATTCAAAAAGAAAGGTGCTAGAGCATCATTTGCTGCTAGACATAAATGTGCTACTAAAAAAGATAAAACTAAAGCAGGATACTGGTCTTGTAATATAGGTAGATATTGGAAGTCATTAGGAGGAAGTGCAAACTTCTCCGGATATTGGTAAAAAGGTACTAAAACATGGGAGTAAATTCGAATAGTATAAATAATTTTGCAATGAGTGAAATAAAAGCATTCTCTGCATCTGCTGATCAAATAGAGACAAGTACAAATACTTCTCTCAATGATACATTCCTATACCATTACGCACCAGCATTAACCGGCACCAATAGAAAGTTTAGCTCAGCTAACTCTATAAGTCATAGGTATCTCGCTCTACAAGCAAATCGCTGCACAGTTACTGTAACTTATCCAACCTCAGGAGCAGTCGGGGGATGGCTATGGAAAGCTTCTGACGGTACTGGATATGCTAATGTACCTAATCAAAAGTTAAATGTAACTCACACTGACCATATAACTAACGGTAGGTCTTTATACCTTAGAGCAACTAGCTATTTAGCTTATACCTACATATCACTCTCTATTACACCGGATTACGGATACTCAGTTAGTTCCTACGCTTGGTACTCCAATGAAGATAACTCAGTTTTTGTCACAGCATCTAGTACTACATCAACATCATTAACATTGTATTCCTCTACACATGCAGAAACGACTAAAAAGTACTTAAAGTTTTTTGCCACCTAATGAGCAGACCTTATATAGAAAATAAAGAAGGAGACTATACTGTAAGAGAATTTTCAAAAAATACTTCTACTTTTGAATTTGTATGGCATAGAGATAGAGAAGATAGATATGTACAGACAACACATGAAACAGATTGGAAATTTCAGCTTGATAATAAAACACCAGAGAGATTAACAGAAAACAAACTATTTATACCTAAAGAGACCTATCACCGATTGATAAAAGGATCTGGGGATCTAAAGGTTAAAATTTTTAAAGTATGAAACTAAGAGATATAATTTTAGAAACAGATTTTGATAAATATAGAGATAAAGAACAATCTCTTGCTAGTGAAATAAATAATAAGTTTGGAGGCGATCCTTATGTCTCTATGGGAGAATACGCTGGAGGAAGATCAGATGATGACCCAAGAAAAGGCAAAGGGTTTGGCTCTGTAACGTTTCGTATGAGAGGAGAATTTAAAGACAGTAAATGGAATCAAATATTAGATTATGTTAAGAGCAAAGGTTTAGACATACAACAAGAAAGTAATTATTATGATTCTGAACCGGGAGAAAGAGAGTGGTTTCCAAAAGTGGATTTCCATTTTAATTTAAATGAAAGTTAATAAAGATGAAATTATCAAGAGTAATACTTGGTGAAATACTATACTACGATCCAGCATTTGAAAAGGTGACGGATCAGCTAAGAGATAAAGGAGCAAAATACTTAGGCTCAGGAGATTACGGATCAGCTTACCTACTTAATGGAAGAGTTTACAAAGCTACTACAGATGAAGTAGAATTAGAACATGCTGAAGTACTTAAAGGTAAAAAAACTAATAATTTTGCTAAAATATACGACGTAGAGGTTATAAATCCAAAATTAGGAATTATACAAATGGAAGTTTTAGGAGAGTTTAAAGGAGATATACCGGAAGAATGGGTAGAGGCGCTAGAAAAAGAATCAACCAGATTAGGTATAGACCCAGATGAACTAGATATTAGACCTTCAAATGTTATGGTCAATCAGAAAAATCACTTAAAATTAGTTGATATTTAGAATTATTTTTCTTATATTATAAGATAATAGTTACGGACAACTACATGGATTATACTTTTTTACTGGGTTCTATTGAGAACCTTCTTGGGAAATCTCATAAAAGAGCTAGAGACAATCACGCTTTTCACTGCCCTTTCTGCAATCATAGAAAGCCAAAGCTTGAAATAAACATGGCAACTAACGAAGAAGGTAAAAACTTTTGGGAATGTTGGGTATGCCAAACAAAAGGTAGAACTATCCGTTCCCTTCTTAAACAACTAAATACTCCAAAGGATACTGCAATAGAAGTTCTAAAATATGTACCGAGAGGTTCACAAATTGAATATAGAGAGCTATCTATAGTAGAACTACCGAAAGAGTATCAACCACTTTACTCCGCTTCAACTACCTCAGTGGTAGCTAACTTAGTAAGAAAATACTTATATGACAGAGGACTTACCGACAATGATTTTATTAAATATAGTATTGGATACTGCACAACTGGAGACTATGGAGGACGAGTTATATTCCCAAGTTATACTGAATCCGGTACACTCAATTACTTTGTTGCAAGAAGCTATGATGGAAATTTCTTTAAGTACAAGAATCCTGAAACTAGCAAAGACATAATATTTTATGAGAACTTAATAAACTGGAATACTCCTATTATTCTATGTGAAGGAGTTTTTGATGCAATAGCAATCAGAAGAAATGCCGTACCTATACTAGGAAAAAATATGGCTACATCACTATATAAAAAACTATTAACAAGTAAATTAACCGACATCTATATCGCACTAGATACTGATGCTCAAACAGCCGCTTTAGGTATTGCTGAAAAACTAATATCAGCAGGATTTAGGGTGTATTTAATCGAACTCCCTGATAAAGATCCCTCTGAGATGGGGTTTATAAACTTTACAGAATTAGTTCAGAACGCAACTGAATTAGACTTTTCTAAAATAATGTTGCAAAAATTAAACTTATGATAAAGCAAGGTATGAACATTCTAGAACAGAATGACAAAAAAAGATTAGACTTTAACCCCGATTTAAAGCAAATTAACTTTTTAGACCGAAGGGTCTATAAGAGAGGCGAAGGAGTATATTACCCGTCCGTAACCACTATACTTCAATATATGCCCAAGAATAAATTCTTCGAAACATGGATGAAGGATGTTGGGCATAACGCCGATCTTATTATGCGTAAAGCAGGTAAACAAGGCACACAAGTACATGAAGCATGTGAAAAGCTAGTACTAGGAGAAGAAGTTTCGTGGATGGATAATTACGGTAATGCTAAATACTCTCAAATAGTTTGGGAAATGATTTTAAAATTTGCGGATTTTTGGAGAACACATAAACCCGAATTAATATCTGCAGAAGACTTTGTATGGTCGGATAAACACAAATACGCTGGAACAGCAGATTTAGTGGTTAAAATGGATGGAGAAGTATGGTTGTTAGATATAAAAACATCTAATAGTATACATAAATCTTACGACTTACAATTAGCTTCTTACGCTAAAGGTTTAGAAGAAGCAAAAGGTATTAAAATTCAAAGGACTGGTATAATTTGGTTAAAAGCTCATACGAGATCTGCTTCTAAAGTAAAAGGCAAGTACCAAGGAAAAGGTTGGCAAATTAAAGTAATAGATGAAATAGAAGAAAATTTTGAACTATTTAAAATGATATATAAGTTATATAGTTTAGAACATCCTGTAGTTGAACCTATTTATAATAGCTACCCTACTACTCTAAAACTATAATGTATGAAAGGAACAAAAAAATTTATTTACGTATACCTCTTAACAATACTACTAGCTTCGTGCTCATCAGTACAGTTTAAATACTCTACATTAAATCATGCACAGACCGTAGATGGTATATATAACAGCAATACAGTATTTGTCGATGTACCAATTGGAACACAAATTGATACATTAAATTACTTTCAACTACAGAGAAAGTTGAGAACTGATTTTAGATTTAGATACGACTATGCTCAATATGCACTCAGTCAACCAATATCGTTTGATTGGAATAATAGAACGTTAGGTAATAGGTACAACTTTTACAACCCATATTATAGTAGATCCCAAATGTGGGATGACTGGGTTTGGGGATATAATTGGAATTCACCTCACAGATGGTCGCCATTTGGGTATGATAGATGGGGATATAACAATTTCGGATGGAATAACTACTATGGATGGAATAACTACTATGGATGGAATAACCACGGATGGGGAAGCTATTGGAATAACCACTCACCATTTTATGGTAATCGATGGAATAATTATAATAGAAGAGGTAATGTAGCCTATATTAACGGTAGAAGAAGCAGTGGGACTTCTATAGTAGATAGAAGAGCACATGCTGCAATGATAGAAACTTCTAAACGTAGAAACTTTGTAATTGAAGAAGATGGAGTAAGATGGTATTCTGGTTCAGAACAAAATAATAAAGAAATAATAACACCTCTAGAAAAAGAAGTAAAGATATTAGAAAAAAGAATAATTAATAGCAGAAGAAATGATAAAACTATCAACACTAATACTAGAATCTACGTCCGCCCCGAAGGCAGTAATAATGGCAGGTGGAGGGGGAGTAGGCAAATCGTACCTACTAAACCAACTATCCTTAGACAGCCTACAACAGTACAACCCAGACAAGTACGTAGAGGATCCGGATCATCCGTACCACAACAAACTAGGACCCGCATCAAACCAGGTAGCTAAAGATGTAGCAGCAGCTACTGAAGATAAGCAAAGCTTCGTTTGGGATACTACAGCATCAGGTGCTAGATTTATGTCCCAACTTGATAATATGATGTCCGCAGGGTACGATATTTACATGGTTATGGTGTATGCACATCCTATGATTTCATATGCTGCTAATTTTGAACGTTCAGAAAGATCTCTTCCTTCTGTTGCAGTCTTCTCAACATGGAGAAATGCCTATCAATTAATCGGCGAATATCAAGAAAAATTAAAAGGTAACTTATCAATATACGTTAGTGATAGAGGAGGAAAATACTCTAAAGAAGTAGAGGGTTTCAATAAAGCAGCAGAAAAAGGAGTTGAAGGGATAAAAGAGTATTTAAGAGCTTATAACGAAGAAACTGGTGCTGGAAAATCAACATTCTTTAAACCTGTAGAAATGTCTAAAGAAGAAGAAACTGCGTTTAATCAAGCAATACAAGACGTACAGTACGATAAAAATAACCGATCAGAAGATAAAGCTATTAAAACAGCATTCTTAAAAGCATTTAAAAAGAACGGAGTAAGTCCTGGAGGAGATAAATTAATAGATGCTGTAAAAAAGTACAGAGATAGTAAGAATAAATCTGACGAAAGAAATAATGATGTTCTAAAAAATATTGCAGAAATGCTATTCAGCCCTGTATTCCAGGAATTATTGAAACATTCAGAAGTAAGTGAAATAGATAGAAACGTACAATCCTTTTTAGCATGATAGCACTTTATCCCGGAGCTTATAAACCACCACATAGAGGACATTTTAATGTAGTTAAATCTCTTTTAGATAATTCCTATAATGGATCAGTCTACGATAAAGATAATTACAAAGAAACTGGAGCAGAACTTCTTAAAGGCAGAAGTAACAAAAAACCTAAGATAGATAAAGTATTAGTTTTTATTGGAGCAGGTGAGAGAAACGGTATAACTAAGGAAGAGTCAATGTCTATTTGGAATATATACGCTAAATACTTAGGGAATGTAGAGATATTAGATGGAGGAGCAAATCCAATGTTTGCAGCAAAAGATTATGCTCAAGCAAATCCTGAATTAGAATTTGTTTCTGTGACAGGTATAAGAGGAGATAAAGATTTCGTAGACTTAAGAAGAGTAACTACATTTAAAAATGCTCCCAACGTTCAAGGACTAGCTCTTGCTGCAGAACCAGGATCAGGAGTCAGAGCTACAGATTTTCGTAATTCTATTTTATCCGGCAATTTAGACACTATTTCCGATTTTTTCCCTGAAGCACTTTCTAGAGAAGAAATTCTGAGTATACTAACTGATCTAAAAGATAAAATAGTAGCTGAAATATTAAGTTCCAACCTTGAAGGATTTGTTGAACAGTACTTTAACGTTAATGAAGAAGTAGTAGGTGAAAAAATTAAATGCGATAACTGTGGATGGAGTTGGAATATAGTAGATGGCGGAAATGATTTATTTGTATGCCATAAATGTGGACATAATAATGAATCAATAGCAGAAACTAGAAACTTAGATAAAATACCAAGTGCTACAAAAAATAGCATAGACAACCTATATAACTATCTATCTAGACTTATCCCACCTTCCTCACTTATTACCCACAACGGTAATCATTTACATATAGGAATTAAAGATATAAACGAGGATTTAAGTGATAAACTTGAATTAAAAGATTACATTGCATCACTAACTGAGTATATGATTGACCAAGGGATGAATATACAACCTCTTCCTGAAGTAAAGATAAGAAAAGATGAAGTAAATGCTTCTAACTTTTTTGGTCGAACTGCCTATTACGATCCAAACTCAAGAGAAATAGTGTTATATGTTTCAGGTAGACACGAGAAAGATATAGTAAGATCATATTCTCATGAAATGATTCACCATATGCAAAACCTACAGGGTACTCTTCACAACATACAAACTCAAGATACAAATGCAGATAGTGCTTTACTAGAACTTGAAAAAGAAGCTTACTTACTAGGTAATATAACTTTCCGCAATTGGGAAGATAATTTAAAAAGCAACTAATATATGAAATGTCACTGCGGAAGTTTTGTTATAAAAAGTTACTGGAAAACAGGATCATACTTAACTAAATGCCCAAAATGCAATTCAACAGGCATGATACAAGATAAACCCTATGAAAGAAAATCTACAAATAAAGTTGGAAAATAGAAGAAATTTTCATATATTAAGGTATAATATTGTAAACTAAAATAAAGGTTATGAGTAAAAGTTTAATTGATTTATTAGAAGCATATCCCCTTCCGGAACAAGAAAATAGACCACCTTACAAGTTATATTGTGATATGGATGGAGTATTAACAGATTTTGAAAGAAGGTTCCACGATAAGTTAAATACTGTAGGAAAAGAACATTACCCATTACGAGATATCTTAAAAGTAGTAAAACCTAAAGATTTTGAAGCTATATTTGGTATAACAGAATTTTGGAAGTTCATAGATCAAACAATAGGAGTAGGTTTCTGGGCTGGAATGCCATGGATGGAGAATGGAAAAGACTTATGGAACTTTATAAGTAAGTACAACCCTGAATTATTAACTTCTCCTTCTAGAGATAATACCTCTAGATTAGGTAAACAACTATGGGTAAAAAACCAACTTAACCCTAAACCTAGAGTTATATTTGCATATTCAGCAGATAAACAAAGATATGCTAACGAAAATAGTATACTCATAGACGACAAACCCTCCAACATAGAACAATGGAGAGCAGCAGGAGGAATAGCATTTAGAGTAAAAAATGGTGACAATACAGAAGCAATAAACGGATTAAAAGAATTAGGATATGAGTAATGCCCTTAAAAAGGAGTTTAAACATTCAGATGTAGAAAGAATTAGGAATTTAGTTAAAAAAGACTTTACTAATAAAACAAAAGCTCAATCTGGTTACAGCAGAACAACAATACACCGTAAAGAAGGAGAAGTGTGGGAAGAAGCAGGTAAAGAGTGGACTATTAAAAACGGCATCAAGCAAAACATAACCAGACTTGATGCAGCAAAAAAAGCTACTCAAATTCCTTTAACCTGTCCTAAATGTAACGGCTCTATGTCTTACTACCTGAGCAAACAGGTATACAAAATTAATAAAATGTGCTTTCATTGTTTTATAGATTACGAAGCAGAGCTTAAAAAGAATGGAGTATACGAAGATTATTTAATACATGCTAGGAAAGGTAACCTTAAATTTTTTATTGCAGAATTAGAACAAAAATTTGCAGAAGCATTAAAGGACGATGGAACATTCGTTACAGAGCAAGGAGATATAGAATCATGGAAAGTAAATAAATCTGCACAAGACGCAAAGGTTACTGAGGAATTTAAGGAATATATTACGTATTTAAAGAGTAAGTTGGATTAGGTATATATTTATATTAAGATATAACAATATCATTAAAAATATTATGACACAAAAACAACTACTAGAGTCAGTACTCTCAGAATTAGTTCACATTAAGAAACACATGCCTAATGGCGAGCTAAAACAAATGCAGAAAGATGTAGAGTCACTGAAAGAGGATATGTCGGATTTAAAATTTACTCTACTAAACCCCGAAGACGGTGTAATAGTAAAGACCAACCAAAATTCTGCTTTTAGAAGAAAAATGGAAGGTGGAGAAAAAGAATTTGACGATAAAATGTTAGAAGTTAAAGACCTTAAAAGGTGGAGAGACGGAGTAAACAAGGCATTGTGGATTATTTTTGCAACATTATTTGGAGTGGTAGTTAAACTACTTTCTGAAGTTATAAAACTAGGTTAATGAAAATACCAGCAGATATAAATAATATAGTAAAAGAATCTCTAAGAGACTGGTTTAAGAAAGAAAAATGGGTTCGTATATCCTCTTCTGGAAATATTGCAGGAGACTGTGGTACTTCTAAAAATAAAAAGAATCCTGATAGATGCCTACCAAAAGCGAAAGCACAAAGTTTAACTAAAGGCCAAAGAGCCGCTACTGCAGCCAAGAAAAAGAAAGCAGGAAGTAAAGGAAAGACAGTCGTGAAAAATACAAAGAAAGCAACAGTAAAAAAAGAAGGCCTTTGGGCTAATATTAATGCTAAGAAAAAAGCAGGTAAAAAATCTTCTCATAAAAACTCTAATGCATATAAAGATGCAAAAAAAGCAGGTACATCCTTAGAGAAGACTAAAGAAGGTGTAACTAAAGAAGATATTAGAAACTTAGTAGCAGGTACTATATATGAAGCTACTAATGAAAATACTATCATGGAAAAAGATGATAGATGTACTAGATTAGCTAAAAGTAAATATGACACCTGGCCATCAGCATACGCCTCCGGGGCAGTTGTCCGTTGTAGAAGAGGTGATATTTGGAAAAAGAAATAAAATGCCAGTAAAAATTAAACCGAGTTCTAAACAGTATAAAAAAGATAAAAACGGTAAAATGACCAGTCAATGGGCATGGGTTCATTATACAGTAACTAATACCAAAACAGAAGAACTAAAAAAACTTTATGTTAGTCCTTCTTATAAAAGAAAGAAAGAAGTAATAAGAAAAGAATTAATAAAGAGAAATGCCATTTAAGAAATCTAATTTAAGATCGCTAGTGTTAGAGGTAATGTACGAAGGGGTGCATGATCCTGTTAAGCCAGGTATCTTAAAAAAAAGACTAGGTAAACTTTCCTGTTCTAAAGTTAAATCTGCAAAAGCAGGACTTAAGGATAAAGGTACACATTACGCTAAGGCATTGCAACGTTATATGAATTACCATTGTAAATGAAGTTAACTAAGAATCAACTACATCGAAATGCATACTTTTTAGACCCCACTGAGAACGTTGATGTCTTAAAAGATCCAAATTGTGTAGATTTATTTGATCAAAATGGTTACCATCTTACAAAAGCAGAACAAGTATACTTACCCTACAATGGGTATAGTTTGATAGAAAGAAGACATGAAGACTGTATGAGATATGATTGGCTGACCTGCGATAAAAAAGAAGGAGCCCATATAAATCATTCAGACTTATTTGAAAGAAAAGGATTTTACTCAGTAGCATTAGAGCAAATTACAGCAATAGCAGATGAATTTAATCCAATGCTTTATAAATTAGTAAAAATGAAACCTAAATGGGGTATAGATATCTCCATAGATTATGTATCACCAGATGCAGTATTTGAAGTCTTTCATTATGAATGGGACTCTTTTAATTTTTGTAAAGTGGCAGAGAAAAAATTAGAAATAGAGCAATTTGTATTAAATCAAGATTGGGATAAAGTTGCAAAGAAACTTTGGAGAAAGAAGAAAGAGTGGTATAATTTAGATTTTTTTCAACAAACACAGTGGAGAACTAACTATTTCGGTTTAAGCCCTGAGAAGTTTAAAAATGTTATTTGGGAAGAGTAATCTATTTATTTATATAGCTATACAATAAAAAAACACAATATAATGACATACGAGGAACTAAAGAATCGTTTAACTCAAGTTGAAACAGCCTTACAGAGCTTAGGTAACCAACAAACCGGAACATTAGATTCAGCTTATACAGCAAAAAGCCTTCAAGAACTAAATACAATAAAAGAGTCAATTCTATCTAAAATGAAAGTATTAAAAGAAGAAGAGACTATGTTTGTTAGTACATTAGGTGGAGATACCAAAGCAGTAAAGATGGATATGAAAACAGCGATGGACTTAAAAAACGATCCTGCTATTACTGCAATAGATACAGCAAAAGGTAAATCACTTAAAGAAACCGATGGAGTTAAATTCTCAATAGACGAAACAAAAGCGATAGCTAAGTCTGTTGGAAAGTCATTAATCAAAGCTTTAAAGACTTTAGGAGACGAAGTAGCAAGAATTAAAGCACACCGTTTAGAAGAAGGAAGTTTCGATATACACATTACATATAAAGGAGAATTAGGAGAAGATGAATTTTCTTTTTATATTACCGATGACGAGTTACACTTAGTGGACTTTTCTTTCGATAAAAAATTAGTAGAAGTAGGTGTAAAACCCTCAGGAGAAGCTATTGTAAATATAGATGTACTAACAAATGAACTACTTAAACACTTTAGATCTCTAAGCGAAGGAGAATATAACCCAGATCAAGAACAGAAAGACGATGAAGAAGATCATGGAGTAGGATATGACGACGAAGGGCGTCCATTAGGAGAAGGTGAAGGAGATGATCATCATTATATTAAAGTAAAAGCACACGACTATAAGAAAGCTATGGCTATCTTAGATCAGAACGTAGATCCAACTTACGTTAAAATGGAAGTAGTGGATAACGATGGAGCAGGTAATGTAATTATCTACT